TTGATGTTGAACTATAAACTAATGGACCTATTAGAGTTCTGTGACGAAGCACTGGGTCCAACGAATTGTGAAACCATTAACCAAACACTAAAAAATGTTTATGAAAACTAAATTACAGAACCCGGATTGCATGCCCACCAGAGCCAATCCCACAGATGCTGGATTAGACTTGCGGGCCAGATCCACTTGCGAAATGCCTCTCAATATTAGAGTTTTGCTAGGTACAGGAGTAAGTGTAAAAATTCCACAGGGCTATGTAGGCATGTTGATTCCGCGCAGCTCTCTGAGCAAGAGCGGGATCGTAATGACAAACTCGGTAGGCGTGATTGATTCGGACTATCGTGGAGAGATTATGGCCAGTCTGATGTATACTGGAGGACAGAATTTTAACCCTGTTATTTACCAAGGCGATCGAATTGTGCAGCTTGTGATAGTGCCTATCCTATTGGTAAAACCAGATGTGGGTGACTGGTCAGACGAAGAATGGAATGATACACAACGCGGTACTGGCGGATTTGGCAGTACTGGAAAGAATTAAGGAACATTATGGTACCAAGTACAAGAGCACAAGTAATAACCCGAAGGACCTATAACCGTCCTACCGACGACAGTGGATTGAACTTTGAAACCTGGCAAGAAACAGTTGCACGAGTGATTGATCACCAAGAATGGCTGTGGCTTCGAGCAAAAGGTGACGAACTAAACGATCAAGAATATGCAGAACTGTACGATCTAGAACAGTTGATGTTGGATCGCAAGGTGTTGACCAGTGGCCGCACGTTGTGGTTGGGTGGTACAGACGTTGCTAAGACTCGTGAAGCTAGTCAATTCAATTGTAGCTTTACCTGTGTAGAAACAGTATACGACGTAGTAGACGTACTGTGGTTGCTGCTACAAGGCTGCGGTGTTGGGTTCAAGCCAGTTGTAGGCACACTGAATGGATTTTCAAAACCCATCAAAAACATCAAAACTGTTCGCAGCACACGAACTGAAAAGGGTGGAAATGAACACAATGTGGAAACCTGGGACCAAGATACAAAAACTTGGACAATTCAAGTTGGTGATAGTGCAGAAGCTTGGGCAAAGAGTATTGGAAAACTATTGGCAGGTAAATACCCGGCAGAAACCTTGGTGTTGGACTTTAGTCAATTACGCCCAGCAGGAGAAAGGCTAAAGGGTTATGGATGGATTAGTAGTGGCGACGAAGCGATTAGCGTGGCTTATAGTGCTATTGCCCGTATTCTTAATGGTCGTGCCGATAGCCTTCTTACTCGCATGGATATTCTCGACATTGTTAACTGGCTTGGCACTATACTGTCTAGCCGCAGAAGTGCTGAGATTGCACTTTTCGAGTACGACCAGCCCGAGTGGAAAGAATTTGCCCTAGCCAAGAAAGATTGGTGGCTGCATGGAAACAGTCAGCGCCAACAAAGCAATAATAGTTTGGTATTTCGCAAAAAGCCTACATATGAAGAAATCAGTCAAATCTTTGACTTGATGTTGGACGCAGGCGGCAGCGAGCCTGGCTTTATCAATGCTGTTGAGGCCACTCGTCGTGCACCGTGGTTTGCAGGCTGCAATCCCTGTGTGGAAATTCTGTTGGGCAACAAGAGCTTCTGTAACCTAACCGAAACAGACATTGGCAAGTTTAAAGGCAACAATGCAGGAATGCACGAAGCCATCAGACTGGCTGCTCGCGCAAACTATCGTCAGACTTGTGTGAACCTAAAAGACGGTATCCTACAAGAGAGCTGGCACTTAAACAACTACTTCCTAAGGTTGTGCGGTGTTGGTTTGACCGGCATTGTAAAACGTCCCGACATGACAGGATACGATTATGAATATCTTAAGCGTACAGCAACTGCTGCCGCAGTTGGAATGGCCGATGAACTTGGGCTACCAAGACCAAAGAACATTACATGTATCAAGCCTAGTGGAACCCTGTCCAAAATCATGGATACCACAGAAGGAGTACACAAGCCTCTTGGCAAGTACATTTTCAACAACGTACAGTTCTCAAAGTTTGATCCGGTAGTAGACAAACTCAGAGCGGCTAACTACAAAGTGATCAACCATCCCACCGATCCTAGTGGTGTATTGGTGACATTCCCCGTCAAGTGGGATGACGTACCATTTGATCGCGTAGACGGCAAGGAAGTCAACCTGGAAAGTGCCATTGATCAATTGGAACGGTACAAGATGATCCAGACCAGCTGGACTCAGCAGAATACGTCGGTGACTATCAGCTATGATCCAAGTGAGATTGAAGGTATTAAGAACTGGCTGTTAAACAACTGGGATTGCTATGTAGGAGTAAGTTTCCTATTCCGTAGTGATCCAACAAAAACTGCCAAAGATTTGGGTTATCTCTATCTGCCACAAGAGGTGGTGGATGAACAAACCTATCAAGACTACATTCAAAACTTGTTGCCAGTTGATATCAACTCAGCCAACAGTTTCGAGGAAATTGTAGAAGACGGTTGTGCCACGGGAGCCTGTCCCATTAAATGAAAAAAGCCCCTCGAATCTACTTCGAGGGGCTTTTTTCATTTAATCACATCTTTAACATCTTTTGCAGCTTGTACAATGTCTTTGTTTTGATTTTTTCGCAAGAAGTTAGCTATCATTCCTAATACTGTATAGGACAAAAAGCCCACACAGAACCCAGCCATCATCTGAGTTTCCCAGTTGTTGGACAAACCAAGCACTTCTAGTAGGGGCTGTGCAAATACTATGGCACTTCCAACACTCATTCCGCCTCTCATAAATGCTTCACCAATAGTTTTAGGTCTGATGAAGGTTAAGATTGCAAATCCGCCAAAAAGTCCGCCTATCATTGATGCGACTTTTGCAGTTAAATAACTTGTTGGATCTGGCATAGATCACCTCTTAGTTGTTTTCGCGAGCCCTTACTATTTGATCTCGCTTAGCTTTGGCCCAAGACTGGCCACCGTCTCCGCCCCACAAGTCCCAGGCTACTCGCCCAGGGCTTGGAAAGCCTTCTTCGCCACTATTGAATCCTGTTGCTCTCTTGTCTACTTCATGACGGCTAAAGAATGAATGCATTCTCATTACTGTACTAGCAGTCAAGTTTTCACGGTTGACCAGTTGATTGGCTCTGGCTAATCCTACACGGGTTCCACCGCTGTGGCCTTCCTTTTTCCATTTAAGTGCGCGCCGAGCGGCACTTGCCATGCCAGTTGTAGGCTTGTAGGTAGTAGAGGCCTTTTCAAAATAGGATTTTTCAGCTTCTTCGTCGGGCATGTCTTCGTCGTGGTCTCCATCGCCTTCCATTTCCCACTGGTCACATACTCTGATAGGACTCACAGTCATGTTCCAGCGTTTGCAGTACCACACAGGCATGCCGTCAATGTCTGTGAATTTAGGAGTGACTGGTAGTTCGCTTTCGCTCCACTCACCGGCCGGACCTTCGATGATACAGTCCAGGGTCTCTGGAGAACGGTCGTGGTGGTGGCAACTGGCACATACCCTCATACGAGCCACACCCTCGCTGACACCCCAGACTTCTTGTTTAAGTTCCCAGAAGTCGGGGTTGCTGTCACGGGCTTCTGCGGGTCCATAGTTGGCGTACTGAACCGCTGCCAAGTGGTTGCTCAAATTAATATCTGGATACATAGTACCCACTGGACACAGTTCTTTTGCCATGGTCTCCTCAATTCTTATATGCCATGATGATGGCTTTACACATTTTGCTTCGTACAATGTCGCTGTCCAAGAAGCGGACAACTTCAATGCCGGGTATGCCTTCTAGTCTGGTGACTGCATCCGTTAATCCACTGTCACTACCAATATCACTTTGTTCATGGTCGCCGCTGATAATCATTTTGGTGTTGCGACCAATACGACTCAACAACATTTTGAATTCTGTTTTTGTAGCGTTTTGAGCCTCGTCCACCAACACGATGGCATTATCAAAGGTAGCACCTCTCATAAAGCCCAGTGGACGTGGTTCAATGGCTTTGCTCTTTAAAGCGTATTCATAAAAACCACTGCCTAGTGACCGTTGGAACACCTGATCAAAAGGGTCCAAATAAGGTTCATATTTTTCTTCTAATGTACCTGGTAGGAATCCCAGACCTCTGCCAGTTTCTACGTTGGGTCTGGTTAAAATGATCTTTTCCACGCGACGGTGAAACAGTTCACTTGCAGCATAGCTTGCAGCCACATAGGTTTTGCCTGTGCCCGCACTTCCAATACCAAAAACAATTTCATTTGTCTTTATAGCATTTAAATACGTTTCCTGTATATAATTTAGTGGTTTTACTTCCTTAAACCCTGTTCTGGTCAAGAACTCGGATTTAGGGGCTTCACTTGCTGCTCTGCGAGCTTTCTTGCCACTTGAATTTGCCATAGGTTTTGAAGGTTGGTTGAAGAACACCTAAAGAAGAAACTTGCCTTCTGCTAGGCGGCGGCGTGTTAATCCATTTAACACAATACCTTGCGCTTTATTCCATTTTTGTATTTCTTCATATGCACCCCACCAGTCACCCTGATTGACCCGTTTTCGCAGAGTGCTAATTCTGTAGTTACCTAATCCACAGTTATAACAAAAACTAATGATTGCCGCCAACCTTCTGGGCGGTTCATTTAACAGGTTAGGGCTGAGGCTGATTGCCCCATTTACAAATTTGCTGAGCATTGCCTCAAATCGACGGTCAGCTTGTTCACGTGTCCACACCAGTCCAGGCACAATGTCTGGTCCTGTAGTACCCCAACCAATAGTCCAAGGGTGCCCAGCTTTGAGCAGCTGGTCAGGTGTCATATTTGCTACTTCAACCTTTGAAAACTTACCCCGAGCCAGTGGACTGGCTGGGTCGGGGTAGCTTTCACAATCACCATTCTGTAGTTTTTTGTGATAGCCCTCAAAGGGATGTAAGAGGGCATCTGTACACAGTTTGACGGCTTCTTGGGTCATGACCCACTACGCTTTTCAATACTGCGGCCCAAG